CAGGCGCATCTTTGACAGCCGAATGATTGAGGGTGAGATTGCGGACATGCTGGTGGTACGGCGCGCTGTTGTCCAACGGCATCCGGAGTTTGCGCAGGCGCTTCTGGCAACCTGGTTCGACATGATGGAAAGAATGCGCAGTGCCCAGAGGTTTGCGGACCTGGAGAGTATGGCACAACTGGCCGAAACCGATCTGGAGGGTTATGAACTGGAACTCACCACCACGGCGATACGGAACAAACCGTCCCGGTCCCCAGTCGCTCGGAGCGTTACCAACAGGGTGCATAATCGGCGGCATCGTAGCCATCGAGTTACGGTCAATGCGGCTATCGCGCTCAATCTTCACTTGCCACTGAATACCGCGCAAAATGTCGGCCATGCTCTGAACGTCATACAGACGCTTAGAGGCTTCGCTAAGACGAGTTACAATTACGGGATAATCCTCGTAACCGTTCATAAGCTCGAACTTGCCGTAAGGCTTAATCTCACTAATCTTCGATGAAAGCTCCCGATGAAAGACCGTGCAGTAAATGCCCTCGGAATTGTCAATCGGGTCAACGAGACGCTGATAGCCGTAAACAATCTCAATCAGCTCGTTCGCCTCGTAAACCATGTCGTCCCAAAGGACAGACTTCCGGGTGTTGTTCTCCTGCCCAATCGTGTCAATGTTCACGCCCCGGTAATGCTCAATAACGTAATCTACCCAGTCGGCATCCCAGCCTTCGGTGGAGACTTTGTTCTTTAGCTCTTGGGCTGTAAAGTAAGTGCGCCAGAAACAATAAGGCGCACGCTGCGGGTCGGTGGCGTAAGACGGAAAGAAGAAGTCGCCATCAGGCGTAAGGGACTGAACCAGAGGGCAGTCCACTTGGCGGCGGCTAACAGGAATCTCAGCGATGCCTTTTTTGCGCAAGTCCTTCAGGGCTTTCTTAGCACGGGCATCCGTAACCGAGGGATACACCGAACGAAGCATAGCGATAATCTGGTCGTCAGCCGAGCCGTCAATTACGGCCTGAGCAAGCTGCGGGTCAACCTGAGCAAGCTGCTGAAGGTCAAGACGCTGGAGGTAAGTGCGGTCTTCGCGCTGCCAGCCAACGTAAGTCACGGCAATGCCGCGCTCAAGCAAGTGATTTGCAGCAGACTCCATCTCTTTCTTAAAGCGAGGAATATAGCTGCTGACCATCCACTTCAGGAACGAGGAGACAACACGAGCACGCGCCATGTCACCGAACTCCACAGGATATGCACGAATGTTCGCACGCATCATCGAGGATATCAGCAAGGAGACGTAACTGTTAATGCGCTCGTCGATAACGTGAGCCTCGGAGTCAGACGCTCCATCCCACGGGAAAGCGTCAGAGCCATGCTTGCGAAGGTCACGGGTTTTCCCCGGCCAGATGTTATTACGGTCATCGTAATTCTGGCGGCATTGCTGGAAATAAGGCTCTAGGTCTGCCAGCGTGTCGTCGTATGCTTTCTGAAGAACCGTTACGTTTGGTTCCTTGGCGGCAAATGTAAGAGACTTCTCCTCGCTCGTGTTACTCATTAGGGATAGGATTAAATTGGCTAAACTTGGTTACGAAAGACAGAACCGCCTCGTGCGTAAATGTCGGGTGAACCCCAATCTTTTCGCAAATGGCGGAGGGCTGGATGTTATCAGCGTAGCCGGTCACTTCCTTGTAAAGCACCTCAAAGCCGAGCAAACGGTCAGTCTGCTGCGACAGCCACTCTGGGTCACAGGTTGTATCCTGTAAGCGCGGCATGGCGGTAAGTTGTGCCTTTGTTGTCCGTGATGGCATGAACTGGAAACTTCTTATCCTTTAGCTTACCACGAAGTTTCCGAGGGATAAGCACAGGACGCTTACCATCAACGCCTTGAATCTTAGCGTAAATCCAGCGGTCATTAGGGGCAACGTGAACGAACGTCGCGTAAAGGACATCTGGCGAAAGCTCAGGGATGTCCATAGCTAGGCGAATCTTAGTCACGGCATCCTCGGTAAACCAAGTATTCTTGCCGCGACCAGTCCAGTCTTCTTCAGTTAGCTTGCTTGTTTTAACCTCAAGCAACTCGTTTACATTAACGCCGAGTTCCTCGGCTAAGTCAGTAATCTTAATTTTCATCAGTAACCACCCTTTCGATTTTTAACAGACACCAGAAAGCTTTCATCTATGTAGTCCAAGCGATGCACCGCCGCGTAACGTAATACGTCAATCGGGTCTTTCAGCGGGTGCTCGCGGCTACTGCCGTCGTATTCTTGAAGCGCGAGGATAATGTTCTCGCACCTATCCGAAATGTAAAAGTGAGGCCGGTTGTTCCCATCAATCGGCTTGTTCATGTTATACGAGAGCTTGTCCTGAATCGCTTGGATACCCGGCTCCTCTTCAATACCCGGCGCAGGAATGACTAATAGCTCCTCACGGTTAAGGTCAGAGATGTAATCGCTTTGACCGCCTTGGCTGCTAGAATACTTCGCGGCACCCATACGAGGGTCAATCAGTCGCTCAAAGATTTCCTCGTCTTCCTCAAGTGTCTTAATAAGCTCAACGTAATCTTTTACGCCGTAACCTAGCTTTTGCTTACAAGCCTCGCCGGGAACCCACTTCCCGCCACGCTCCATAGCCCAATCGCCATGACTAACATCAGGCCACTCCCGATACACATACCAAGTGTCAGATGGGTCTACGGCAATCCAGCACATGAACCACGGCTTACTACCAGCCGGGTCAATGACCATATACTTAGTCGCCTTAGTAATCCGCTTTAGCAACTCCTCGTGCTTAATGACATTTATATGCGATTGGAACTTAGGGAACTTCGTAGATACGTTCCGGGTCGGCACGCCGTAAAGCGCGGTCAAAGAGTAATTATCGTCAGCCCTAGCTAGGCATTGCTCAAGTAACGCCTCGTATCCTGACCACGGGTTGTCTTTAGAGTGAAAGTAACAAATGCCCGTATTCATACTCTCGTTCTCTTGGTAATACGGAACCCGCTGCGATGAGGTAAGTCCCTCATTAACGCTTAATGATTCAATGGTTAAGGCTTTCTGCCTGAAGTATTTAACCGTCTCAGTCTCTCCGTCCTTTGGCGTAAACGAGATAAGTAGCTTTGCCTTGAACGTAGCCAAGCGGATATACAAGCGGTCAATTAAGTCCATGCCTAAGAGATACTCGTCTAGCCATGCACCTACGTTATGCGACTTCGGCTCGCGGCAACCTAACTCCATGCCTTCAAGGATGGTGTCGTCCTGAATCCACTGTGTGTAAAACTTAAAGATAATCTTAGAGCCGTTAGGTAAAACCAAGGCGTTATCGGTAAAGCCGTTCTTGAAAGAGTAATTAATGTTACCTACGGATGACAGCATCCTAGTCTTATACTCCGCAGGTAGCCAGTTATAAACTGCTGACTGCTGCACAATTACGCTAATCTCTTTGTTCTGGCTAAAGCAGTAAATCAAACTACCTGCGTTCTCGATAGCCGAACGGACTACCAGCCTAGCGCAATACTGCGTCTTACCTGAGCGGTTAGCCCCGAACAGCAGCAAGGTCTTGAATTTAGCAATGGCTCTGTCTGCGTAATCCCAATGCGGCAGACTAAAGCCATACCGATACGGGTCTTTACCGGCGTTATCTATTGCTTGATGATAAGCCTCGTAAAGCTGTATCAGCTTCTCTGGCTGCATCTTAGCCATCTCAGCCGCAGTCGGCGGCTTCAAGATAGGATGCTCTCGCCAGTTAAGAGCCATTAGTTATTAGACCAGAGCTTCGTGCTCGTAAGCTCCTCGGCCATATACTCGTCCTTGGTCCCATCAGGCCAGCGCACAACGTAAGAGAACCTATCCGCATAAGCAGTAACCCCTATAACCATACCCACTTGCTCCCCGCAAACGAGCCAGACTTTTTGCATAATCTTGAATCTAGGGCCAACTTGATTCGCGGCCATAGCAAATAAGTCATTAAGGCTCATCCCCTCCGGTAGCTCGCCGCTGCCGTCGTCGTCGTCAGGAAAGTTCTGTTTCATTCGGTTCATTACCATCAGTTACCTCATTAGCCGTTACGTTAACCTCCCCTTGCTGAATCTGGTTCCTAGCTTCCTCAATCAGCTTCCTAGCATCCTCAATGCTTAGTTTCTTACTCGTGTGCTCAATCCTTACGGTATTCCCCTCAAGCGCAGCAAAGCCTTTATCCTGAGCAATCGCATACGGTAGCACTAAGTCCTTGAGGTTCACTTTCATAAGCTGGTCTTCATCCTCTGCCAGCATTTGCATCTTCTTCTTAGCCAGTTGCCTAAGCCCCTCGGCCATCTCGAACCCGTCGTAAGCTAACTGCTTCCTGCGCTTCTCTAGCGTATCAGGGTGTCTAGCCTTTAGACCCACTAACGCCGTATACCCTATCCCAGTCGCGGCCTCTACATCATCATACGTCTTACCTTCTGCTAGTAACTCTAACGCTAGTGCAGCCTCTACCGGCTTACGGTTCTCTA